TAGAAGTAACCAGGTGTAGTAGTTGCAGTTGTTCCATTGTATTGGTAAACATAGCAAATACGTTTATCTTCAAATTTCCAATAGAAATATTTTTTCTGTGTAGTAGTAGCAAACACAGGATCAAAACCACCACTACCAGTTATTGTAATAACTTTATTAGAAGATGTCCACGATCTACCAGAACCTTGTGCAGTAAATCCACCAATAACAACATGCTCATCGTTAAGGAATTGAACTGCTTCTGGTGGTGCATCAATCGTAATCGTTGGTGGATCTACATTAGTTGAATCATATCCACTACCACCATTAACAATTGTAAGAGTAACAACACCACCATCCATAATGGATGTAGTAATAATTCCTCCAGATCCATTACCAGCATTTCCAATAGTAACATTTGGTGGAGTGTTATATCCAGTACCAGCAAGCGTTACAGTTGCTTGTGATATAGCACCACTTGAGTCTACTACAAGAGATCCAGTTGCTGTCTCTCTGGTTGTAAGAGAAAGATTTAGTGTTGTAATATTACTAAACTGTCTCTCTACATCATCAATCTCATCAATACCTGTATCAAACTTATCAGCACCTTGCTCATATATCTCAGCAGTGAGTTGATAAAAATACTGTTTACCTAACTGAAAGAAAGGATTTTCTCTTTCTACATACTTAACTTCGTAGAGATCCTCTGTCAATGGAAAGTATATTAAGTCTCCCTCATTAGGTCTACCATCTACAGCAAGGTTTAATGCAGGATTAGCAGACTGCTCCCACCTTCTACGTGATACAACAAAGGTTATTTCATCAGTAATTCTTAAACCAAACTTACTTACAAACTCTGCACCTGCACCAAAACCTTCTACGTTTACAAGAAACATCTCTATCATATAACTCTGATTAAATTCAGATTGTATTATTTCCCCAAGAGTCTGATCTTTCAGATGCACTCTAGGAATATAAAACACATCAGATCCAAACAACTTGATTTGTTCATCAACCAAGTCTTGTACAAGATTCTGTTCGGTGGCAACACCACCGTGTTGAGGAAAGTATACTTTTTTCATCCGATCATATCAAATGGTGGTAATTCGTATGTGGTAAATGACTTCTCTTCTATCTCAGCAATTTCTTTTTGAGCATCTTCAAAGATTTCTCTACCATTAATGGCAACTCCACCAGGAAGTTGGATACCATTAAACTTAATTAGGTTTTGTCCCCACTGCCTTTTTATAAGAGCAGTAGCATATTTTTTTAGGAAGATGTCACTATAGACTTGAGTAAATGTATCAGGATCTAATGCTCTATGACATTCAACAATAACATGTACATCTTCGTCTAGCATGTCTTTACCAACATCAATATACAATCTGTCTTGTCTCATATTAAATCTAAATTGAACAAAAGCACCATTGTTCAAAACCATATCCATAGTTTCCATCCAAGTCTTAACCATGTAATAGTTAAGAAAGTCTAGAGATCCTACAGCATATAGATCATTCAAAAATATCTGATACTCAATACCAAACAAATTATTTCTAATTGCGTTACTAGCAAGACCAAATACTTTAGTCACACCAACTACGTCCGCAGGTAGTTCAAGGTATCTATCCCTGACTTCCCATTTTGTACCACTAGCTAGAGTGGTTGTTGTGTTTTGTGTCTCAAATTTTGTCTCGTCAGCAGCAGTAAATAAATGTTTCATATAAGCAAGCTCAGTGCCATCGTAGTGTCTCATACGATAATACTGAAGAGCATCGTCTATTGAATCCTCTATCTGATCATCATCAACATTGATTTCTAGTACAGGGAACCCTAACTTTCTAAGACAATAATCTTTGAATTCAGCTCTACTGGTGGGTTCAGCCATAAAAAATACCCCTAGTATGTCCTAGGGGTATTTATAAATTCAAATGTTAGTTTAGGAATTAAAATTTACTGACCCATTTTTTTAGCAACATCATAAGTTATAAGTGTTTTTGCATCAGCTGGAACAGTTGGATCTAGAGCTAGAATTTCTGCTTCTATAGCATTACCTTTATCTCTGATTGCTTTTTTTTCTAATGCGAGTGCTTTCATAGCCTCATCATTACCATTGATAAGATCTACTTCTTTTGCTTTTTCAACTTTCCAAGCTGTTTCACCATAGTCACCCGTTAGAACACTTCTAACTACAGACTTTATAAGTTTAACAGCATGCTCTTGATATTTTGGTGCATAAACTTTAGCTTGATCATCTTGAAATTTTGCAAGTTGATCCGCTTTTGATAAACTTTTATAAGGATTTTCAAGTCCATCACCAGCAGCGTTAAGTCTATAATTGGTTATGAAATCATTTTCTAAATCAATCTTTTCTCCCTCAAAAACCACATAAGTTAGTTCACCTTGGGAGTCTATTACTCCTTCACGAGGATCATAATCAAGTTGATGTGTAACATGTTTTTCATTTTTGTTGTAAATTAAATATGCCATAATTTTTTGTTTCCTTTACTAATATTTGACTATGATTTATGCTGAATATTTATCATATCCCTCAAGAACATCACCAGTCTGGTTGGAGAATAGCGAAGTATCATACATATGTGGAATGAAAGTAGGATAAGAAGTTGAGTGGTAAGCGTGGTCAAACATATATCTTGTGCCTTCATAGTTATCAAGCATACTTGGATTAGAGTTATCAGCAGAATTTCCGAATCTATAGTCACAGTTAAATCTGGTGAATTGAACACCATAACCACTATCAGTGTTCTCTGATGAACACATTAAGAAACTAGCCTTACCATATGGAATTGGTACAACTGTATTTCCCGAAGAATTCCATTGAGTATGGAGACACTTACCATCAGATACCCTAATTATTGTACACATCAATCCAGCACCATAGTAGTATGATGGACAGAAAGCAGCAATATATCTACCGTCACTAGTTTGAACAAATCTAGAACCATATCTATTTCCTTGATCAAGTCCATAAGAAGTAGTCCAACTCATATTCTGAATACTTCCTTGAGAGTTACCGTTACCATCAACTGATGGGGAGTTCCATCTACACACCCATGATCCATATGAAGGAATCATTTGGAACATAACAAGTCTATCGTTGTCACATATCACTAGTTGTCCACGTCTTTGATCTTCACTTGTCTGGTTGGTTGGTTTACCACTTGCTGCTCCATAACTTCCAGTTCCTGATGCTGGAGTTCTCTTAGCAGTGTTGCTGCTGAACCATTGCTGTAAAGGTGAATTATTTGAAAAATCTATAGCAGCAGCTTGTTCTGTTACTCCTTGATACCAGTTGCGAGAGTGAGCATATGATCTTAAGTTAGGAACATCACTCCAAACAAATGGTTGGTAACCATATCCATCATCTGTTTCCATGATGGCAAGTTTATTTCTCTTACGGTTATAAGAACAAGTACCATACATGGCTCTATCCCAACCCATTGGTATTGAGAATGAAGGATCTTTAGCATAATTTTGATTTATCCAATATTCACTAGCACTTCTATTACCTACTCTAAAATGACCACTATTACCGTAAGTCATAAAAACAGCATAGTCTTGATGTGTTTCACCAGGAAGAGTACACACATCTCTAAATCCGTATGACCTTCTTTCACATCCATCAGAAGCACCAACAATCCAAGGACTATGATTACCTCCAGCATTGGAACCACTTTGATGGTTTATATTTCCTAAGTAACCAACATTAGTACACAAACTTGCATAACTTGAATCACTAGCTGGTTGTCCAGAAGTTTGAATCCATCCAGAACTTGCAAAGTTGTTACTGAATTCAGTACCATGAGAGTTGTTATCACATGTCCATTGGCTATAACCACTGTTACCACCAAGCATCACGTTGGAGATGTTTAAGTTGTGATCCATCGTAAACCAACCTTTTGCAGAACTATAATATCCACCAAATGAGCTAAAACACGGTTGCTCAAAAGGATCTTTTGGTGTTGCAGTTACACCAGTTTTTTGTTCTACTACAGAAACTCTTCTTCCCATTTTTCTTTCCTTTGTATGATGGTGGATAAATTAACTGTCAATGCCATACGCTACAGCAGATACCGCCGCTGAAGCATAAACATGGAGACCATTATTAGCATCTAGAACGATACCAGTTCTTTCTAAAACTCCGTTAGCAACTATACTAACGTCATACTCAATGCAATCTGCATCAGTGACGTTACCAGCAGCATCACGTAAGGCAACCCTTAGTGTTGTAGCTGAACTTTGTCGGTTAACGACGTTTAAAGTCACTACTTTCACCGTTGATGATGCAGCAACAACCTGTGTCCAAGTGCTTGCACTTGATACATCTACTTTTCCGTATACTCCAGATGCCATTTTTAATTACTCCGTGTTATGTTTATTTATAAATTGATTAGACCGCAGACAAGAAGTATGCAGTAGCTGACACGTTGTTCACTGATTTTGAAACCGCACCAGATGTAGGTATTGACGTATCATCAGTTCCTACAGTAGTAACTATTGTCTTACCAAGCACTGTAGTAGCACTTAGAACACTAGTATTATTAATATGGTATGCCTTACCAGAAGCAA